TCAAGTAAGAATTGAGAACGTGCCTCCTGAAGAATTCTTAATTAATAAATATGCAAAAACAATTGAAGATGCTAGGTTTGTTGCGCACAGGGTCAAGCGTACTAAGTCTGAGCTACTACAACAAGGTCATTCTAAAGCCAAGATTGAGCGTGCCTTTGGTGCACACGAGGCTGATTTCACGTCAGAAAGACTAGCGCGTTTCAGTCACGAGCAGAACACAACACCTGAAGATGTTGATGATGGTGTTTGGGTTACAGAATGCTATGTGCGTGTAGACTTTGATAATGATGGTATTGACGAGTTAAGAAAAATAACGAAGGTTGGAAATGAACTGTTGGATAATGAGGCCGTGGATAGTGTTCCCTTCTCCTCCCTTACACCTATCCCAATGCCTCATAAGTTCTATGGTCTGAGTGTCTATGACATCATCTCTGACCTTCAACTAATTAAGACTACTTTAATGCGTAACTTGTTAGATAATATGTACCTAACAAACAACGGGCGTTATGAAGTAGTAGAGGGACAAGCAAACTTAGATGACCTGATGACAGCTAGGCCGGGTGGTATTGTAAGAGTGCGCTCACAAGGCGCTGTTAGTCCTTTAAATACTCCACAGTTAGATGCTAATTCGTTCAACATGCTAGGTTACTTGGACAGTATCCGTGAGGAACGAACAGGCGTTAGTAAGAATAGCATGGGACTGAGTGAAGGCGGCCTTAAGTCACATCAAACAGCAACAGGTGTTGGACAAGTTATGTCTGCTGCCCAGCAAAAGATTGAACTCATTGCTCGTGTGTTTGCTGAGACAGGTGTGAAAGACTTGGCTAAGTCTGTTTACCAGCTAGTACAGAAATATGAGAAGCCTGAGAAGATTGTACGTCTAAACAATAAGTGGGTTACACTGTACCCTGCAGATTGGAGAGAGAAAGCTGATTGTACTGCACAAGTAGGCCTTGGTTTTGGTAATAAGGACATGAACCTTATGCACCTAGGAAGGTTAGCGCAGACAATGCAAATGGTTGCACAACACCCAGTAAGTGGTATGCTTATCAAACCTAAGAATATTTATAACTTAGTAGCTGAGCAAGTAAGAGCAATGGGAATGAAGAATGTAGATGACTTTATTACAGACCCGGGTGATGCTCCTATGCCACAACAACAAGGTCCTAGTCCAGAAGACCAAGCTAAACAAGCAGAGATGCAGCTTAAAGCAGAAGAGCTTAAACTTAAGTTGCAAAAGATGCAGCAAGAGGCTGCTTTGAGACAACAAGAGATGCAGCTAGAGTCGCAGCTTAAGCAACAAGAACTAAGCCTTAAGGCTGAAGAGTCTAGGGTAGAGATGCAGATTAAAGCACAAGAGCTTGAGATTAAGAAGGCTGACTTGGCGCTTAAGCAACAAGAATTAATTTTAGAAAGAGAACAAGAGAGGCCGGTTAAAATCGGTAACGGTTAAGGAGAGGTATGGGGAGCAAGAGGGAAGACCTAAAGAGAGGACAACAGGCTAAAGATTTATTAAACAACCCGCTTTACACAGAAGCTTTTATAAATGTGCGTAAAGAATTGGTTAATAGGTTACTGAATACAGAGTATGAAGAAGCCAATGAAAGAGATGGTTATTACATGGCCATCAAAGCTGTAGAACTAATTGAACAATATGTTGAGTCAGTTCTAACAACAGGAAAGTTTGCTGAACACAGCGAGAAGGGCTGAAGCAAAACTAAATTAAACTAAGTGAGAGGAGTAACTAATGGATTCTGCAGAGAACACCCAAGAAGTTAATGACACGTTCGCAAGAACAAAAGAAGGTTCTGCTGAAGAAGCAGCAAATGAAATCCTTAATATGTGGAACTCGGAAGAGCAACCTACAGACGAGGTAGCCGAAACTACTGAGAGTGACGAGGAAGTAGTGGAGGAAACACAGGAAGCCGAAGAGACTGAAGAAGAAGCCCCGGAAGGACAAGCTGAAGAAGAGGTCGAAGAATCTGAAGAAGAAACATCTGAAGAGGAACAGGAATCTGATGAAGAGTTTGAGATAGTAAACGAAGATGACCTCAAGTACACCATTAAGGTGGATGGCGAGGAGTTGGAAGTTTCAATCGAAGAGCTAAGAAACGGATACCAGAGACAGGCTGACTATACTCGTAAGTCCCAAGCACTAGCAGAGCAACGTAAGGAGACGGAGAACATCCAGTCCGAGCGCCAGCAGCTAGAGCAAGAAAGGCAAATGTACGCAAACGGTTTACAACTGTTGCAAGAGCAACAAAATGATAAACTATCTGAGTTTGAGAGCGTTGATTGGAATTCTTTAAAAGAAGAAGACCCTTATCAATATATGCTTAAGAAGGACGAGTTCAGAGACGCACAGGAAAAAGTAAAGAACGTATCAGAACAACAGCACTATATTCAACAGGAACAACAAGAGCAAGCCCATAAAGCGCGAGCTGAGTTTGTTCAAAAAGAGTATACAAGACTGACTGATGCAATTCCTGAATGGAAAGATAAAGACTCCACAATCAAAGATGACATACGTAAATATGCAACATCTGTTGGTTTTCAACAACAGGAGATTGAACAACTAGTAGACCACCGTAGTGTTCTTATACTTAAGAAAGCTATGGAGTTTGACAGGCTTACTAAGAAAGTTGCTCCTAAGAAGAAGGCAGTCAAGAAAGTTCCTAAAGTCCAGAAGTCCGGAAGAGGTAAATCTCAAGAAGATGTTAATTCAGAAGCCGTTAAAAAGAAGCGTGCAAGGTTAAGGAAGTCAGGTAAGCAAGATGATGCCGCTTCCATCTTTTACGATATGTTATAATATAAGGAAATAACAATGGCAACTACGCAAAATACATACAACACGGTTAATAGCCAAAGAGAAGATTTATCAAATGTAATCTACGACATCTCTCCAACAGAGACTCCGTTCCTGTCTTCAATTACGAAGAAAGGCTCTGTCTCTAATACACTGTTTGAGTGGCAGACTGATTCGTTGGCGGCTGCAGCAGCAAACGCTAGGGTTGAGGGTGCAGCAGCAGGAGCTGCTGACATGGATGACACAGTACGTGTTACCAACCAAACTCAAATCTCTACTAAAACAGTGGACGTTACTGGTTCTGGCGAAGCAGTAGACAAAGCAGGTAAGAAGTCAGAGATGGCGTACCAACTAGCTAAGGCATCTAAAGAACTGAAAAGAGATATGGAGCTTGCGCTGTTAAGTGCTACTGCATCTTCTGCTGGTACTGCCTCAGCAGCTCGTACTACTAGAGGTGCTTCTGCTTTCATTACTACTAATACAGTAGCTGTAGCAGATAATGCTGGAGTATTTAATGATGCTGACATCACTGATGCTGCTGAAGCTGCTTGGACTCAAGGTGGCGACCCATCAACTTTGTTGGTCGGTGCTGCTGCTAAGAAGCTTATTACTGGAATGAGCGGTCGTGCTTCACAGACGCAATCAGTAGTGGATGACAATAAGTCAGTCTACAACTCGGTTGATGTCTATGTATCAGACTTTGGTACTTTCAATGTAGTGTTGGATAGATACTTGCCAGCTAATACAGCTCTTATGCTAGACCATGATATGTGGTCAGTAGACTACTTACGTGACTTCCAAACAGTAGACATCGCGAAAGACGGTGACTCTGATAAGAAGATGCTTGTGGTTGAGTATGGCTTACGCTGTGGTAACGAAGCGGCTAACGCTAAGATTACTACTGCTTAAGTAGCTAAATAGACCCCTGCTTCGGTGGGGGTTTACTTACATATGGAAATAGTAAAAACAAATATTATTCAGAACGCAGATGACTCCTTAACAATAGTCTCTGAACAAGACACTGATGCAATTAAAAGTCTTATAGTCGGAAACGACAAACTCAAATTCAACAACCGTAACACCGCCTACAAAGGGGATTCAGAATTCAAGCACAGAGTTGCAAGAATACCCCTTATTTTAGTAGAGCGTATGATGCGTGAGGGTGTATGGGGAAACCAAGAACGGATGCGTGAATGGTTAAACAACCCAGAGAACTCACCTTTTAGAACAACTAAGGGCAAACTATAATGGCATTAAGTACATTCTCAGACATCAAAGCAGCAGTCGCAGACTGGCTTGACCGCAGTGACCTAACAACACAAATTCCAGACTTCATTAGACTGGCAGAGTTACGCATCTACAGGGAATTACGCATTCCCCCTATGGAGGCTGTAGTAACAGTAGCTTCATCAAACCAAGCGGTGGCTCTTCCTTCTAATTATGTGGAGATGAAGTCCGTCACAGCAAAAGGCACACCAGACAAAGGTCTTAAAAGAGTCTCATATAGAGACCAGTCAAAGACAACAGGCACTGGGATACCATCAACATATTCAAGAAGAGCAAATGAAATTATAGTACACCCTGCTCCTGACAGTAGTACTGATTACGAGCTATACTACTGGGCAGACATTGGCAGTATAATAGATGAAGCAGACGGGCAGAATTGGTTTACTGAGAACGCCCCAGACATATTGTTGTATGGTGCTTTACTGGAAGCGTCTCCTTATTTAAATGACGATGAGCGTGTCGGTATTTGGCAGACGGCTTTTAAAGAGTCCATACGCAACATACAAACAATGGCAGACAAGGCAGAACATAGCGGCTCTGGTATAGGTGTCACCACAACTTCAGGGGTCTATTAATGCCTAAAGATATTGGTTTCTATTCAAATAACACAGCCGTAGACTATGCCCCTACCGCAAAGGAAAACGCAGACGCAGCGGCCTTAAGTGAGGCAGCAGCTTTAGCCTCTGAGGTAGCAGCTTCAGCCTCTGAGGTAGCAGCAGAAGCAGCAGCGGATTCAATTATTGAGCTAAGTGTTGTATATGTTGCCCTTTCTACAGGAGAAACTCCTTATGTTGAGTTTGACGAGCCTACATCCACACTTACATTCTATATAGCTGGTGGTGCTGATGGTGCTGATGGTGCTGATGGTTCTGATGGTGCTGATGGTGATGACGGGGCAACAGGCCCACAAGGAGAGCAGGGCCTAACGGGAGATAACGGTACGAACGGCACTAATGGCCAAGACGGTGATGACGGTATCAGTATATCAAGCTCAAGTTACAACGCAGGTAACGGAAAAATAACAATCAACTACGCAGATGGCACATCTCTAACAACGTCAGACCTACGAGGCCAAGACGGTGCAGATGGTGGCGAGGATTCAGCAACAGCAATGGCAATAGCACTAGGATAAATTATGGCAAATACATTTAAATTAAAAACCGCATCGGACATCAGTTCCACTGGAGAGACTGTATACACAGTTCCAAGTTCAACAACCACGGTGATTATTGGCTTGTTAATTTCCAATACAAACACCTCAGACAACCTTAGAAAAGTATCTGCTCAGATTATTAAATCAGGTGGTGATGATGCCTACATTGTTAAAGAAGCACCTATGCCCATAGGAGCATCTCTTGAAACCATGTCTGGAAACAAAATTGTATTAGAGACAGGTGATGCAATCAAGATTATCGGTTCAGCAGTTACCACAGACTTTGATGCGAGTTTATCAATCATGGAGATGACATAATGGCATATATAGGAAGCTCACCAGTATTAGCACAAGGCGATGCGGGTAATGGTATTGATTCAACTTCATACAACTCAGCAACAGGCATACTAACCATAACCTTTGATGATGGCACAGTTACAACAACCAGTGATATTAGAGGTTCTCAAGGTGCTACAGGAAACACAGGAGACACAGGAGCTACAGGTGCTCAGGGAGCTACAGGTGCTCAGGGAGCTACAGGTGCTCAGGGAGCTACAGGCCCTCAAGGTGACGCATTTGAATATGAAGATTTTACAACTGCACAATTAACAGCATTAACTGGCCCTACTGGTGCTACTGGTGCAACAGGGCCTCAAGGAGATACGGGTGCTACGGGTGATACAGGTGCTACTGGCGCTCAAGGCGCTACTGGTGCTGATGGAGAAATAGACAGGACAGAAGATGGCTCTTGGTCAGGCTCACAAAGAGGAACACCGTTAGTTGTTGCAGATGGAACTCTTAACCTTAATACTGCCAACAACTTTAAGTACACCCCTGCTGCTGCCGATAATCTTGAATTTAGTAATGAGTCCTCATCAACTGGTCAGTCTGGCTTTATCACAATTATCAACTCTGGTCACACCATCTCACTGGTAGGTGCAATTGTAAAAGGTACATCTTGGGATGTGTCCACAGCAGGTACTTACCTTGTGTCTTATTATTGTGATGGTACGAATGTTTATGTTTC